CCCGTTTGGTCGAGGTGATAAAACACCTCGGGCACTGCACCCCTCAGAGGAGACCAGCCTCCTTAGCGAGGCGTCTCACTCTCTGGAGCCATGAACGGCTGAGGTAAGGAGACCAACTCCATTTGGAAAGACCTTTGACGGGTCCTCCTTGTGGAGCTCCTCCTAAGCCCTCTTTAGCGGAACCTCGCGGTTCCCGTGCGCGTGTAGTGTCGACCCACTCTGGGATCCGATAGGCTGTAAGCAGGACCTCAGTTCGAGCCTGCACAGCCGTCTCAGAGTCCACCCAAAGTTCGCGGGGTACCTCTACATCTCTTAGCGAGGTGTAGTAGAGGGTGAGGAATTTATCGACTAACTCCCTCTTGAACCCACCGGGGTTGACACCCCCAGGGGTCCTAGGAGTAGGAATTAGAGCGATAATATCGCGAAGCCTTGTTCTGGGCATGCCCTTAAGGGCCCTTGGCCCTATTAAGGTCACCATGCTGAGCAAGGTGCGATAGCTGAGGTGAAAGTACTTCAGCTTGAATTCCCAGCCCTCTCCGGATATGATCCGGCCCGCGAACTCACCTAAACGGCCCTGAAGCGACTTGGCCTCCGAGATAGTCACTCCTAAACGAGTGATTGTCTCTCGGTAGGCTTCGGCCAGTACCTTGTCCGCGATCACTAGGTCATCACCTAGTATCACGTAAGGTGCTTCAGTTGGGTCCCCGTCATAGAGGCCTCTCACCAGCGCATGGTGAGAGAGGGCAAAGGCTGCAAAGGAAGGGATAGCCCCGAGGGGCTGACCAACCTTCCAGCCTATTGTCGAATTCACATTCCCTCTATGGTCCGCATACCCTTTGCGAGCCGGTATGCGGGACAGGATGCAGAAGGTATCTACCCACATGCGCATGTTAGGTGTGTCAACGAGTGACATGAGGATAGTCCGTGTGAGAGCAAGAGGGAAGCGGTCAGTAGCAGAGGATAGGTCGAAGGAGTACACCTCCCGACCCTCCTTTAGCCATTGACGCACTCTCTCCGCACCCTTCCCTTGGTCAAAAGTGCAGTCTTGAGGGATATGGGAGAGCTGCTTGTACAGCTCTTTGGCCCATGGTCCCATAAGGTACTGCACCCATTGACTAGGCGACAGAAAGAAACGGGCTTTCCCGTCTTTCTGCACACGGCACTTGATCTCCCCTACTGCTCCGAACACCGCCCCAGTCTTACGTGGCCAACCTCGATCTACATACAAGGGTGGTATTTGCCTTAAAGCAAATGGCCACGACCTTGTGAGACCGAATTTGTTGGCCCAAAGGACCAGGGTGTGAGAGTCTGCGATGAGTTCATCCCACTCACGGGATAAAGACCCATCTGGATCCCTCATTCGGAGCGACAAGGGGTTCCTCACCGGAACATGATCCGGCAGCCTAACCTCTGGGAGAGCCTCTCTCACACTCCTCCTCCTAGTGACAGTCGACCACTTGATCGACGCCCTAGGGTGGGATAGAGTGTAGGGGGATAAGCCCTCCACTGCGCCGGGTGCAGCACTAGTGAGTGCTGCCTCAAATTTCTCAACCTGCTCCACAGTGGGGTTAGTATACTCCGGCCCTATGGCCGTGTATATTCTCCACACCTGGATAAGTTGGGAGAACTTTGAGAAGGTTCCTTCCCGAGCGATGTCCTCCGCGTATCTTAGATACTGGTGGGACACCCAGCTCGGACGGGCTACTGTCTCCCCAGCACGGAGCTTAAGTAGGTATTCAATGATAGACTTACATCTATCACTAGCCCACTTAAATCCGTTGTTCCGGTTCCAGCGGTCCAACGCCTTAGCGACAAATCGCTTGTAGACGTTGGAGACGAGAGGGGCCAGCGCCAGTGCTTGTCTTACGACGACTGTGCTCATGGCAATACCTCCATGATGTGCAGTTTTAGCGTAAGCGCGCGAGCGCTTTACCCCACCCACAAGGCCGAACCGCCGACCTGACAGGGGGTTGCCAAGCCGACCAAAG